TGTCTTGTTTCTTCAAAGTTTGTTTTGCCAGGTGTTTTATGTAATGACAGGATAGTTCTACTAAAATTCTGTCGCCCCAAGAGCTCAATGTCTTTTTTAAGTTCTGGACAAGACCCATAATACTTTTTCCAATCTGATTCTGATTTTACTTTGCGCTTCTTTCCTTTTGGTGTTCTATGCTGCCAAAAATACTTTCGCCCAATGTACTGTCGTTGGTTTGTGAGATTGGTAATGTTATAAACAAAACCATAGTAGTCGTGAACATCGTCACTAGTAAAAGGTCTCTCCAAATAGATCCATGGATTTTCATAATCAATATCGATACTCATCAATAATGTTTAACACCTTGTCGAGATATTTATGTGCCATATCTCGATCTCCCTGCCATACTGTATCAGGTTCTTCGTATACATCATTTTTTAATTTGAGTACACGATTTTTAAACTCTTCTTTCTTCAATTCATTCTTAGGCATGGGTATACAAGGAGTTGTCTCCCCTATTTAAGCAACTTTTTTCTCCTTGTCATCTTTTTTCAGCATTTCAACAAGTTCTTTGTAACGAAGTACTTGATCTGGGAGATATGTTTGAGGACCAAAACGTAATAAGTGTTGGTCCTTTTCCGAAAGTTCATTCATTATAGTTGGAATCCAGAGAATGTATCTTTCTTGACATCTTGTTTAATGCCACCTACCACATAAGACTCCACTTCCGTTTCCTGTGGTGCTACCTGAAGACCCTTAGAAGAGATCCAGTGCTGTGTCCAGGGGAGTGGATTGTTCTTAGCTGGGATATCATATTGTCTCTTCAGACCTATTGCAACTAAGCGGCGATTTGCAATCCACTCAACATACTGTTGGAGTAGTTTGTCATTCAATCCAATCATAGAACCATCTTTAAACAGATAATCTGCCCAACGCTTCTCTTCATTAACAGCATTATCAAATAATTTATAAGTCCACTCTTCTTCTTCCTTCATGATTTGTCTCATTTCAGGATCATCACCACTCTTCCATTTGTTCAAAATGTTTTGAGTGATTGCTAAATGCTGATTTTCGTCTCTTGCAATGAGGGAGATGATTTTTGCAGACCCTTCCATGAGTTTAAGTTCACCAAAGGCGAAACTGCAAGCAAAGCTAACGTAAAACCGAATACCCTCAAGAACGTTAACGTTTGCAACTGCTCTGTAGAGTTTCCGTTTGACATCTTTGATTTCCCATTTGGATGAAGGTGAGTCTCTAAAATCTTGTTGCCACATATTACCATTGCCCCAAGTTTGAGCACTATTAATGAAGTCATCATATGCCCCTGTAACGCTTGCAGCACGTTCTAGGATACGTGGATCAGTAACAATCTTATCGAAGACTTCAGATGGGTCTGAATAGACGTTCTTGATGATATATGTGTATGAGCGACTATGGATCATCTCCATGAATCCCCAGACCTCCATACATGCCTCTAGTTCAGGTAGGCTGCAGTAAGGAATAAAAGCCATCCCAGGACCACGCCCTTGAATGGAGTCAAGCATAATCTGATACTTGAGGTTGCTTGTATAGATATGCTTTTGTTCAGGGCGAAGTGTTTGATAATCTCCACGGTCTTTCTGCAACGAAACTTCTTCTGGTCTCCAGAAGTACCCCAACTGCTGTGTAGTGAGTTTATCAAATACAGGATATTTGTATGAATCATATCTCTGGACACCCAGAGGTTTGCCGAAAAACATCGGTTGCTTCTTAGTATTAACTTGTTCTGTGTTAAAGACTGTCATACCTTTAACACTAGTGCTCACTTCTTCCACTGATGATACCTTAAACTGCACAGGATTCACACTCTCCCTCCTCGGTTTGTTCTAGTTCGGTTAACAGATTATCTAAATTTGATTTGGGTTCTTCTACTACCTCATCATTTTTCATATCATGAGTATTCTGATAGTAGGAGGTTTTCCAACCGTACTTATATGTAGTCAAAAAGTCTTGTGCCATGGTGGACACTGGGACTTCATTGTCAGGATATTGTTCTGGATTGTAACTCCAGTTACCAGAAATTGCTTGGTCAAAGAATTTCTGCATCACAGCAACAACATTAATGTAACCACGATTAGACTCCATGTCCCACAGAAGAGTATAGTTATTCTTCAGTGTATTAAATTGAGGAACAATCTGCTTAAGAGGTCCCTTCTTGGATTTTTTAATGGACAGATAATCTCTGGGTGGTTCAATTCCATTTGTGGCGTTTGACACAACGGAACTGCTTTCCGATGGCATTTGTGCGGACAATGTTGAGTGCCGTAGACCGAACTCATTGATAGATGCCCTAAGAGACTCCCAATCATGCTCTAACTCCTGACTAGAGATTTCATCAACATCCTTCTTATATGTATCAATTGGGAGGAGTCCATCAGAGTACTTAGTGCGACCAAAACTTTCACACCAACCCTTTTCTTTAGCAATTTGATTAGATGATTTGAGAAGATAATATTGGAAGGATTCTGATAATCCATGAACAGCATCCCATGCCTCTTGTGAGTCGTATGCGTACCCCAGTTTGGCAAGGTAATGTGCTAGACCAATAAATCCTACTCCAAGAGATCTACGTGCCTTTGTAGCGCGTTCTGCTGCCGCTACAGGATACTCCTGATAATCAATCAACTCTTCCAATCCACGGACAGAAAGATCACACAAATCTTCTAGTTCTTTATCAGTCGTAACCTTTCCAACATTGACAGCAGAAAGAATACACAAAGCGATCTCACCTATTTCATCATCAATGTGATTGATAGGATCTGTAGGTAAAGTAATCTCTTGACAAAGATTACTCATATTCACCTTATCCTTAAAGGAAGAGTGAGAGTTGCAGTGGTCGATGTTCATGATATACAAACGACCGGTCTCTGCTCTCTCCTTCAACAAATCAAGAATTAGTTTCTGTGCTCCGATAGTCTTCCTTGGAGTAAACTCATCTGATTCATAACCCACATAGAGATCGTCAAATGCATCAGTACCAAAAGCATCATACAAACCTGGTACGTCATGCGGTGAGAAGAGGCTAATCTCTCCATCCTGAATGAAACGTTCGTAGAAAAGTTTTGAAATTTGGATTGAGTAGTCAAGTTTGCGTACCCGATTATCTTCTGTACCCTTGTTGTTTTTAAGAACAATAATGTCCTCTATTTCTTGGTGCCAGATAGGAAAGTGAACTGTAGCAGAACCACCTCTGATGCCGTTTTGTGTGCAGCATCGTACAGTTGATTCAAACTTTTTAAGGAAGGGGACCACACCTGTGTGCTGTACCTCTCCACCTCTGATTTTAGCGTTGATGCCACGGATTCGACCTGCGTTGATGCCGATTCCTGCGCGTTGTGCAACATATTTACCAATAGCCATGTCACTGCTAAAGATAGAATCGAGGGTGTCATCAACATCAACGAGAACACAACTCGCAAACTGACGCAATGGGGTTCTGACCCCTGCCATGATTGGCGTTGGGATGTTGAGTCTGTGTTTGGAGATTGCGTCATAGTACCTCTTTACGTATGACATCCTAGTATCTTTAGGATATTCTTGGAAAATGGTGAGAGCAATCATGATATACATGAACTGAGGAGTTTCATAAACTCCACCATTGCTTCTGTCTTGCACTAGGTATTTATCCACAACCTGTCTTAGACCGGCATAAGTGAACATCATATCTCGATCATGATCTATGAATGCGTTTGCCTTTTCAATTTCTTCTTTAGAATACTTATCAAAAATTTCTTTATCGTAAACTTGTTGATTAACACATGCATAGATGTGATGCTCAAGATGAGGAAGTTCTCTCATCTTACCATAGAGTTGCTTACGCAAAGCGAACAAAAGCAATCTTGCAGCAACAAATTGATAGTTGGGGTGATCAAGGTCAATCAGGTCAGAAGCAGAGCGAATCAAGATTTCTTGAATTTCTCCTGTAGTAATACCATCATAAAACTGGATACCTGACTTCATCTCAACTTGACTTGCAGACACTCCTGCGAGTCCCTCACATGCCTCTTCGACCATGATATGCATTTTATCTAAGTCAAGAGACTCAATACGTCCATCTCTCTTTTTAACTTTGGTGCCGTTGCTCATATTTTTTTCCAAGTGTTAAACTTAAGTTTTGCTTCTAATCCAGAATATGTGTTTGATTCTATCACAGACTGCACATCCAGTCCAGACATCACCATATCATTTATATCCTTATCATCTATACTTTCTGGCCAGATGACTACGGGGTCGCCACTATCGATAGTGTTTCCAATTCGCCGGACGATCTCAATGTTCCTGGGTTCGTTATCATAGATCCAAACAGGATTGCTGATCCCCCAACGATCAACATTAGCATCAGCTCCGCACATAGCAATCGAGTTGCGAATGAACGTGCTGTCAAAAGGTCCTTCTGTGATATAGACTGGAGCATCCTTTCTGATGTTATCAAGTCCGTAGATTTTTGGTGCGTCATCGTTAAGCATTACCGTGATGTATTTAACCTTACTCGGACCTAGAGATCTTCCTTGTAGTCCAATTAAGTTCTTTTCATAATAAAGAGGAATAATAATTCTCTCTTCATCATATTTTGTATCTTCAAAAGTTTGTTTGAGAGTATTTACAAACTTCTTAAATCTTTCAGCATAATAAAAATCTGTAGGATTAAGTTTCCTCGCAGTCAAGTATCCAGCAGGTTTGGGGTGTTCTGATGCTTTAGGAAGTTTTAGTTTTCTTTTAAATTTAGGTGACTCGAATTTGAACTCAGGTTCATCGATAACAAAGTTTCTACCAGTATGACCACTCTTAAACTTCTCCATAGTATATTGTTTTTGAATAACAGGATCTACCTGCTTCAAAAAGTTATTAAGAGACATTGAAGAACCACAATTATGGCACTTAAAATTAGTGTTTGCTTTTACAGCATAGATGTAACCCCGTGTCTTACTTCTATTTTTCTTAGAGTCACCGCAGATAGGGCAACGAAAGTTGTAGAGATTTGCCTTTACTCTCTTGAACTTTTCTAATTTTGAAGATACGAGTCCAATGAACTTGGAATCAATGTGATCCATGCACGAAAGTAACTGCTGGTGCCATCATAGCACTTTCAGCAGAGGATAACAAGGGTTCCAGGGTTTTGATTGCTTGGGGATTGGTTAAAACTAGAATTGCTCCCAGTGCTCCGATGCCAATCCAAAGTTTCCGTTCCAATAATGATAATCGTTGAGTAACACTGTCATGATCGCTGTCCATTTTATCACGGAGTTTGTCGATTTTATCAAACAATACTTCGTCGATCTCTTCTTGCTTAGAAATTCTCTGTTCATGGACCGCTAACATGCGCGACACATTGTTATTTACCTCTGCAATTTTTTCAATAGCAGAGTCCAACCTTGAAACCAAAGTCTCAAAGTTTTCCAATCTTGTTTCTAGAATAGCAACCTTGACTTCCTCTTCCATATTAAGGTTTCCAAGTTTTTCTGACGCCTTTCATATAGATATATTTCTTTTTCTTTTTTACTGGAGGGTCATCACCTGCTTCGACAGTACCAGCAATCTGACCACCGCCAACATTATTGGTGGGTTGCTCATGCAGATAAGAGCGAACAATATCTAAAACCTTATCAAGAGTTTCCTTTTTCATTGTAGATTTTGTAAAGTTCCTCTAAACAGTTCATATCAACACCGATATCATGAATCGAAGAGTGTGGATACTCCGGTAGTTTTCCTAAAAAGATAATAAAACTTTTCATCGCAGACCAAAGGTCATTCTCAATTTTAAAAAACAACATTGGGGTTGTTGCTTCACCAAAAATATTATAGAGAATAATAAAATGATTTAGAAGGAGGTGTGTTTTGAGTTGACCTGTATTTTTATATCTCTTCAATAATCGTTTGATATATTTGAAGTGATTCAGATCTCTATCAAAGTCCTCCTTCGTAACCGCTTGTGGGTTTTCGTAGTTTCGTATAGCGAATAATAAAAAATTATCCTCATTCAATTCATTAAAAAGCATATACTATATCATGCAGGGAGGACAACACTGGTAGCTTGAGTATTGGTAGAGATACCAGACATAGCTACAAGTGTCTCAGACTTTACTCTTGCATTACCATGCATATCAGTATAGGTGGTGACACCAACCCATCCCGCATGTGTTGGGGTGTATTGGGAATCAGTGGCTTTTCTTGCCTGCTGAATAGCTGCGTTTACACCATATACCTTAGAAGTATAACCTCTCTGATCATTTGATGAAGTTGGAGCAAAGCTAGGATCAGATGTCGCAGTGACAGGTCTGTCACCTACAACAAAAGAATCACTAGATCCAGTGAACGTATTAACTTCTGCTGCTAATGACCCACCAAGAGTCGTATGCAGTTGTAACTCAGTGTCACTCGCAATAGATTTAATAACACCAAAACCTGCAGTTTGACCAACACCGAGGGTTAGGGTTTGTCCAACAGCATAGTTTGTAAAAGTAGTAGCGGTTCCTGTTACTGCACCATTTAAACCACTAGCGGTAATAATACCAGCATTAGCGGTCAAAACATTATCATTATTTCCCCAGAGTGCCATGTTTCTCTCTCGTTTAATTTATTTGCTATAAGATATTTATAAAAAGGATAGGTTGTAGATCAACCTTCCTCGCGGGTTTTAATCGCTTTTGTAACTACTTCTAAAAGTTGATCATCCATATCAGTCTTGGTTAACTTAACTGCTTTAGCAAGAATAATAAGACAGATCTCAACCATTTTCTCACCGAGTTCTTCATTCTCTGGAATTTTAGAAACTGCATCGGTGACAATTTTTGATGCGAGTGGGAGTAAAAATGCAAGCATGGTAAATCTCAAGTACTAATACTATATATCAATCCTTATTAGAAACCCACTTACCTTTTACTTTATCATAACGTTTTACTTCACCAGGACGTAAACGATCTCTTGCATCTTCAGCACGTTTGGAAAACTTACCAAACTTCATTCTTCTGTCCTGTTCTTTATGCTTCTTTTTCTCATCAGCATATCTTTTCATTTGCTTAGAGTCAGCATAATCAATTTTTTCATTCACATCACCAGAAGTATCCTTCTTATGAAGATTCTTAAAAAGATGTTTATGAAGAGGTTTTGCTCTCTTCATAATCTTATCTCTCTGTGAAAAATCTGCTGCTTCTTTTGCAACTTTCTTTCCGTAAGTTTTGCATGGAGTCTGTCCACATCCACAATTTTTTTCTTCCTCTACACGTTTCTTTTCAGGAAGTTTCTTGTGCTTAGTTGATGCAAAGTCTTTCGCATCACTCTTCTTCATGGATGCTGCTGCTTGGGCAACCTCAGGAGAAGGGTTGGTCATGTCACCTTTCTTGGTGGCATAAACCATACCCATAAACCTTTGTTGTGCCTTAGATACGGCAGGCATTACTTCTTCTTGGTATCAATGATTGCACCCTGTCCATGCTTGGCACGGATGCTTGCCTTTACTTTATCAAGTGCAGACATACCATCATAAGGTTTCTTTTTACCAAACGTATTTGGTTTACCAGGTGCTTTATTATAACGGTTGTTGCCATCAACACCACCACGCTCCATGCGACGGTCTCTCAAAGAGTCTTCAGTTTCTTCACCCATTGCTTTCGCGGGTGCCTCAGACTTTTTTGCAGTGTTCAACCCCTGCTGTCTTTTCTGAGCAATCATTCTATCGAGCATTGCTTTCCTCTTTTGAAGTGCAATCTCTTGAGGAGTCATTGATGCATCTTCTTTTCTCAGGTTTGCTTTCTGCATCTTCAAGTATGCCCTGTCCTTGGAACCCATACGGGCTTGACCTTGCGGTTTTTCAGAACCACCAGCGGGATTAGAACCAGTGTTCTTTGCTCTATATGAGTAGTTTGCACCGCTACCCTTGGAGTCACCAGAGATCATCTTACCAGCATTAGATCTGCTGTCCTGATACTGCTTCTCAGTCTGACCGTGCTTACCCTTGTAGATTTCCTCTACGTTCTCAACTTCTTCGTTTGCTTTATTCAGAGTCTTAACAATCTTCTTAGAACGATCATATGCTTTCTGGCGTTGATCATCACTAACAGAAGGACTGACAACATCACGACCTAAGTTTCCTGCCTTACGGAACATCTTATTCTTAGGAAGTGGCTTCATACCTTCTTCAACTT